CATGTTTAACTTTCTTTATTGAACCAAATGCACAGTTATTTTTTCTATACTTGGTAAAATTGATTGCACTGATTTAAGTGCTTGATTGATTACTTTCCTAGCTTGTAAATCTCCACAAACTATTACAGGAAATATGTTGTCGTGTTTTATTGACTGGTAAATTGCAGTCATTATTGTTTTAAATGTTTCGAAGGCTATTCGTTGTTGTTTGCCTGATAATTTTAAATACTCAGGTTGATTTATTAAATAGTTTAAAATAAATTTAGTAAGCATTGCATCATTCATCAAAGCTACTCTCTGCTAAACGACCAGTTTCTTTATTGTAAATAAGACTTGTTGCTACTCCTGTCTCTCCACTAAATCTATTTTTCAATACTCTTACTATCATTATGTTGCTTTCAGTTTCAGACTGTTGGTCTCTCTCAAAACCTATTACTGCATCTGATAATTGTGCTAATGAATGTGAACCTCTTAAATGTGATAAAGAAGTTTGAACCCCTTCTTCATGTCCTAAATTTCCACTCGGTCTTTTTAAATGTGAGACGACAAACATTGCACATCTAACTTCTTCAACAAGTTTTCTTAATTCAGTCATGGTGTTATCTATAAGTCTTCGTTCATCTCCATCATGTAACCCTGAGATAACTATTGAGATATGGTCTAAGATAATTACTTTGCAATCTAAAGATTGAACCATGTATCTTATTCGGTTCATTAAGTCTTCACTGTCACTACTTCCAAAGTGGTCGTAGAAAGCTATCTTGTCTTTTACTTTATCAAATTCTTCTAATAATTTTTCGTCACTAAATTTTTTTCTAACTTCAGGATTATGTATTTGTGCATTTAAACCTACACTAACTATTCCTCTAATACTTCTCTTTACACTTTCTTCTAATGCAATGTAGCCAACCTTGTGACCTTTAATAATACAGTCATAAGCAATCTCTCTACACATCTGAGACTTACCTGTACCTGAACCACCACATAATAAATTAAGTTCACCAAATCTTATTCCTTGTAGTTTTTGATTTAGTCCATTCCATAGATAAGGAATACTTTCTACTTCCTCATCATTTAATAATAAGTCTTTAGTATCTGAACCTTGAATAATACCTTGTGGTGTATAAGACTTAGCTTCCCACATAGCATCTATAATTTTAGAGCCTTGACCATTTTGTAATAACTCACTTGGGTCTTTAGCAGGTAGTCTTGCTATCTTAACTTTTCTTACTGGTAATAAATTAGCTACTTCAATCGAAGCCTTAATTCCTGCTTCATCTGTATCAAACATTAAAATGATACTGCTAAATTTTGATAAATATTCGAGTTCTCTTTTAATAAATTTCTTAGCACTAGCTGAACCTGAAGGTATAGAACAAACTGGATATTTGTTACCCTGTACTGCACTAACAGAAAGACAATCAAGTTCTCCCTCTGTTAAAATTATCTTAGACTTCTCCCCACCATCTCGCCATACTTGTTGACCAAACAATGTAATTTTATCTGGGTCTCCTAACCATATAAATCTTTTGTCAGCAAACCTTAGTTTCTGTGCAACTTTATTATAATCTTTATCATAATAATTAGCGATATGTACTGGCTCACCTTTGTAAGTTCCAGTTTCATAATTAAACTTTTTACAAGTCTCACTATTAATTTTTCTGCTTGGTAATGCTTCTGTTATTCCTTCAATCATATTTGTAATTTTCTTAGTTGTGGCAACTTCAGGAAGTTCGCCATTAGTTTTTTCGTAGCTGTGACAACCAAAACAGTAGGTATGACCCTGACTTCCGTCAGAGTTTAGGTAGATAGCTAGATTGTTTCGGCTATCACAGTTTTCGCATGGTGCATGTCTGATGAAATTGCTAGAGTTCTCCTGCATCTTTCATTTCCTGTATGTCGCCATCAGTGACTATGCTGTCTGCGAATTTGTAATCTTTAATGTCTTCGTTTAATAAATATTCTCTGACACTAAAGTTAGGACATGTTTTTCTTTCATCAAGTTCGTAATGTCCTACAATTCTTGCTTCTGGGTATTTAATTACTAGTTCTTCTAGAACTGTCTTTAAACTTTCCCATTGTTCTGCTGTAAAATTATCTTCTGGTAATTTCCAATTATCTTCTTCTGCACCACCAACTACACATACTGATGTTGATACATGATTGTAGTCTTTAACATGTGCTTGTAATTCATCATCTGCCCTGCCTTGTTCAACAGTGCCATCTCTTTTAATAACTCTTGCATAACCAATTTTAAGCCACCCTCTTTCTCTGTGCCATCTGTCTATATCTTTAGCACCTATGTCCTGACTTGGTCTAGTCTGGGAACAGTGAATTACAATGTATTTAGTCTCTAGTCTTGCCATTTTGCTTTTCCTTTATTTCTTTTAACCATTCATCTGGTATTTCTTTTTTAGTTGATTGAACGCAATGATATTTAAACCCAAACATCTCACACCATTTTCCATAAGTTGTTTTTGATTTTTTACCAATTTTAGTTTTTGAATTAGAAAATATAAATCTAATATCGAATTTTGTATTTTGTGCTTTAATCAGCTTCATCTTTTTTCTATCTGCTGAATTAAACTGACCTTTAGTTTCAATAATTATATTTGAATTAGAAACTGGAAAGTCAGGTGTGTAAGTTCTCTTTTGTTCAGGGCTAGTGAAGTTAATCTTTATGCCTTCATAAACAAACGTACATTTGTTTTTGTTTAAGCAGTTGTAGACAACTTCTTCTAACCCTGATTTAAGGAAAACAGATTTAGAAATCTGAACTCGTTTGAACGTCTGTCTGTGCATCTGAGTTGACTTCGGCTTTATAGCCATCTTCTTTTTCAAAAGGTGTATCTGATTTACCTTCCACAAGTTCTAAAATTTGAATTGCTTTTATTCTAGCTGTTATACCTGCACCAAATGGTGCTGAGTAAGGAACTAGTTCATAAGCAATCTTAATCTTAGAGCCACCCCAAATTGATTTTTCAACAGGGTGTGGTTGCTTCTGTGCATCAAGTAACTGAGGTCGTTGTATAAAACTTTCCTTAGTTTTTTTATTAACTCCTGATGCTTTTAGTTTAAATATAAAGAAGACATTATCTCCTTCAACTTTGTATCGTGGGTGTGGGCTTTCTTGTACCTTTTTGCCTTTGTTTTCTGCAATCGCTAATTTTAGACTATCTGCTTGTGCATCATCAAATAATTTGACCATACTAGTAGCATCTGACTTAGCGACTTTCAAAGTCACCTTATATTCCCCTGCGTCACTAAATTTAACGTCAGGTTTATTAAGATGTGGGTAGATTGCTTCACCTACAACACTTACGTGTGTCGTTAGTTTCTGCATAGATTTACTCCTTTTTGTTAGTCTATCTAATAGTGGCACTTAGTCCTTGCACCTGTGCATGTACCTAAATACAGAAAAATACAGACTGTTTAACTAAGTCTAAATCCAATGTTCCTTTTTTAGGCATTGTTGGAAATTTCTTCTGGTTTTTCTCAGATAACATTGCATACATTTCATCAGCAAATTTCTGAAGTACATCTTTCTCATATACCTCACAAAATGCTTCTCTCAATGCTTTACCCATTAAATGACTGTCACTAGACACACAACCAAAGCTGTCATGTATCATACTAAAGTTGTCTACTCCTAGTTCTTTAGCTTTAACTACGCATAATTGTAAAACTGCTCCATCTAGTTGGTGAATGAAATTTGGGCAAATCCCCAAACTGGTCGCCCTTCTAGATATTTTATTCGTATCATGTGCTATGGAAAGTTTAACTATACTATCACCCATTTGTGTCTTAACTCTTTTACTTTCCTTCTCATAACATAACATCTGAATAGGAAAATTATTAGGTGAAGTCCAACATACAGGTAAGTTTTCTGAAGCTACAAGTTTTGCTATATTTTTTAAGTATTGCATAATCTCTTTTGCTCCAACAATAATCTCATTGATACTTTCCCATAGTATAGGTGTTAGCCAGTTCGTTGCTTTAAAAATCCCATCTTCTTTTTCTGATACTCTAAAGGCTTCGATTGAAACTCCTCGTTCATTAAGTTGTTTCTTCATGTGGTCTTCAATATATTTTCTACATGAAAATTTTGTGAGTGAGTAAGGTAGACACATAACTGGTTTCTTACATAGCTTCCTATCTATTCCGTAGTCTATCCACTTCTTAGCTAAAGGTTCATCTTTCATATCTCTAAGTTTCATAATTAGTTTTTGTGCAACTAATCCATAGACATCATTAGGTTTATTAGAAGGTACTAAGTTAGTAGCCTTACCACCTATCTCATCTCTCATCATTGCTGAGTAGTGCTGTAGTCCTGAGTTTGAACAATCAGCTTGTATTGGCAATGTAGTTATAAAATCAGGTGAGTAACCACTATTAACAAAGTCTCTAAACTCTATAGCCCATGCAAGAAAACAATAAGGTTTATCTGCACTCGCCCACCATGTTTCTTCTAAGGGTTTATCTGCTGATGCAATTATCTTATCAGTATTATCTTTGACCCATTGTTCTCTTATAGGTAATTCTTCCTTATCAACTTCTCCATATAAGTTAGCACCTGCTATTGCAAAAACACTATAGCTATCATTATTACCCATTCGCTTACCAAACTTAAATTTAAGTAAGGCTCTTGAATAATCTGCTGACTGTGGTGATAATAAACTAGGCTTGGGATATATTCTTGCTCTAAAATCTAATTGATATGGATAGAAAAAACCACCCTTATCTAATAGCACATCAGCTTCACCCATAATAAGTCTAACTTGAATAAATTTAGACATGGCTTGACCCATAGATTTATGAACATGTTGTGCTTCACGTTTCCATTTGGTGAGTGCTTCTTTATTAGTTTTTATATCAAAGGGTTTAGGTGGTAGTTCCATTGATTTAGGATTTACTGGTAGCTGACCTAAATTAAAATCATTGTCCATACATGTTTTTATTAATTCATATATAGGCTTATTAATAACCCATTCAGTTTCTTGTATGATATTTACACTGTCATAAACAACTGGCATCTCATGTACCCTATTGTTTAGTTCTTCTAAATATCTTCTATTACTTGCTTTTACTAGATTGTAGTGCATCAACTATCTCCTTCGGTTTGTTATCAAAATTGTGTTTCTTACCGTAGTAACCACCAATAAAAGGTGACGTAAATTTACGTGGTGGCATTAGCATGGGTAAATACTTAGGAAACAATGCTTCATTTTTAATGTTGAAGTTTTTTATTTCCTTAATTATTTTAGGTGTAGGTTGAACATAAGTAACAGTCTTGGTCTTATGAAGTTTCATATTACCTACCTTAACTAAGCCTAATAACTCACATAGATGTATCATCTGCACACCTAAATGTAGCCTATGTTCCTTTGTCCAATCATCAAATGCAAGTTCATGTTTGTTCATGCAGTAGACCCAAACATTCTTTTTATACTGCCATCTGTTAGTCTTCTGGGGTATGTTCTTGCCTTCTAATCTCTTGGCTACTTGATTGTATTCAGTCTTCTTTTGCTCTTTAAATAGAAGTATTCTAGCTTCAAGCATCAAAGCATTGCCTAATACTATAGACAATTTATTAAGAGTACATTCACTAGAAATACCATCAATAACATTCTTTAATATTATCAATGAACATGTATCAAATATGCTCTGGTTGTTTGACACCTTTTTAGTGTCTGAATTGAAGGCACTTTCAGGAAGGCATTGAACTATCTTTTTAATAGCAATGTGGTGTGTTCCTACTTGACCAGTGTCTATTTTTTCTACCTTCAAATGGATTAAACTAGAAAGTTTATCTATATATTTTTGTTGGTGAAATAGACCATACATGGTCGTACTCTCTTGCTTCTTGGTCTTGGCATCATTAATGGTGTGATTATACCTATCAATACCACCTCTTAACATCTTTTCTTCCCAATCTAACTCTGCTTGTATTTTCTTAGTGTAATCTTCTGTATCTTTAAATTTACCACCTACACCAACCTTAACTAACTCAGTTAATTGTTCTTGAAGTAAATCGTTCTGTGTATCAGACATAATGTGAACATTTCCTTACATTTTGTATGCACCTGTGTGTTGTAGCATTGGTTCTGTTGCATTTGCTACGAGACCATTGCACAAGTGCATATATACATTTTAAAAAAAAGGTGTTGCTATTAAAGAACAATAATACAGCAGTGCATGTAATTTTTTTGGAAGTAGTTCCTAAGACCAGTGTTTCTTCGTAAGTCCTGTTACTACTCCCTTTATAATTCATACAGTGCAACACATCATTCATAATGCAACACCTTGTGCAACTAGATTAACCCAGTAATTGCTTCTGGTAGGCGAGATAGGATTTGAACCTACACTTCTTGCGAAACCAGTTCCTAAGACTGGCGTGTCTACCAATTCCACCACTCGCCCTTTTGTGTGAATGTAATTAGCAGTGTTCATTTATTTAATCAACCCTTTAGAGTTATGACC